GACAACCTCGCCCCGGAGGACCGCCGCGAGGAGTACCGGCACCAGCAGAACCGGACGTGGAAGCTCCTGCGGGGCCTCAGCCAGGAGCGGCACTGCCTGGTGGTGACCGCCACGCAGGCCAGCGCTCGCGCCTACGGCAAGGAGCTGATCGACATGAGTGACTACAGTGAGGACAAGCGTAAATACGCACACGTCACCGCCATGATAGGCTTAAATCAGACGCAAGATGAAAAAAGCGTTGGCATTTTACGGATTAACATGATTGTCCAGCGCGAGGGTGAATTCTTCAGCGAGCGTACGGTGAAGATTGCCCAGGACCTCTGGGTTGGCAAGCCGCTTCTATTTTCATTCTAAACAAAAAACATGTTGACGGAAAAGCAGGTATCTGGTATAATAAGTCGTAAGCAACAACAGGTCGGCATCACGCTGACCACAACAGAGGAGGAGACCGTGAAGAACGAAAAGAAAAGCGGCAAGACAGCCCAGGAAGCAAAGGAGCTCGAGGTCGACGACAAGATGGTCGTCGCGGCGGCCGCGGACATCAACAAGGTGTTGGCGCCGAACCCCCTGCTGGACCTGGAAAAGCCCGGCGAGGAGCTCCAGAAAGAGGTCGAGGAGCTGTTCCCCAACATCGTCGCGGGCGACAAGCTCGCGGCGAAGACGTGGGACATCCTGAAGGCGCTGGGGTGGAAGCCTGCCGACACGGCGGCGGACGAAAAGGCCGCGGCGCCTGCGAAGCAAAGCCCGCTGCAGAAGCTCGCGGCCGAGCTGAACACCACGCTCGTGCCCGACCCCCTGTTCGACCTCGCCGACGAGTGCCTGGAGGGCCAGGTCGTCAAGCTGATGGCCGAGGTCAAGTCGTGCGACCCGCTGTCGGACGCCGCCTGGACGACATTGAAAAAGCTGGGATGGAAGGACAAGGACAAGAAGAAAGCTCCCAAGACGTCAGCAGCTGTCCACCCGATCACGGCCGCGGCCGCCCCGCAAACCTACACCATGCTGAAGATGCCTGCCGACGGCCCTAGGCAGATGGTGCAGATCGTTGAGTGTCTGAAGAAAGGCCCGCTTGCCGGTGATAGACTTTTGTCAGCGATGGCGAAAGTTATCAAGACCAGGCAGCCGCTTGCCAGCATCCTCAGGTTTTATCAAAAAAGACTGATAGCTGACGGTTACGTCAAGGTGTCATAGAGTTATCTTCAGAGCTTAGGGGGGCATAAAAGTGCATTACCCTGGGCTTCGAGTTAATCGTAGGTCATCCTGGGTGGTGCCTTACATGTCTAGGGAGGTTGTCAGATGGTTAAGGAACTTATCAATAAGACCCGGCTGTCCCCAGATCAGGCGACCGTGCGCGGCTTCCTGCACCGGGACTACCTGGCGCACTGCCTCAGGTATACGCATATTGTTCGATGGCTGACGCGGCTGGCGAAGCAGGATCAGGCCCTGCGGGTGCTGGACGTCGGCTGCGGCAACGAGGCACCACTGGCGAAGCTGATCTACACATCGAAGCTTGGTGGCGGCGTTCGCTATCTGGGCCTCGACGCCGGCGGCATCGACCCGGACATCACGTTTGGCGCCTGGAAGCCAAGGCTGGTTCCAAAGGTCCTGTTTCCCGAGGTGCTTGAGGACTCCGAGGCGCTGTTTGACGTGATCGTGATGCTTGAGGTGCTTGAGCATGTGGAGCATCCGCGGCAGAACATGATGATCCGCGCGGCCGTGGCAAAGCTTGCCGACAACACCAACAGCCTCATGTTTATCTCCACCCCGTGCTACGACCCGCGCGTCGGGGCGGCCGGCAACCACGTCAACGAGCTGACCTACCAGGCGCTTGGCTTCATGCTTGAGGACGCCGGCCTCGCCGTCGAGGGGGTCTACGGCACGTTCGCCTCACGCAGGGACTACAGGGAACAGCTGGCGGTCGACGGCTACGCGCCATTGATGGAGAGACTTTCTGAGTACTACGACAGCACCGTCGTCGCAGTCTTCTTTGCCCCACTGTACCCGCAGCTTGCGCGAAACTGCATCTGGCGGCTGAAGCTGTCGGACAAAACCTACCGCCGCAGGTTTACCACCCCTGGAGAACTACCGCATGGAAGCACGACCGAAAACATCAGCTGACCTGTGCCAAGACGTGGCCGCCTTCTGCAAAAAGTTCCAGCTACGGCCGACGCGGACGCCCTTCCGGCTGCCTCACAAAAAGATGGCAGTGCGTCTGAGACACCTTTCGGAAGAGCTGAGCGAACTTAGGCGCGGGGTTACCGTGGGCGACGACGCGGAGGTGATCGACGCCCTGGTGGATCTCGTCTACGTGGCGCTTGGCACGGCGCACCTCTGCGGCTTTCCGTTCATGGCGGTGTGGCAGGCGGTGCACGCGGCGAACATGAAAAAGGTGCGTATAAAAAAAGCCTGCGAGTCTAAGCGCGGGTCAACCTTTGACGTCGGTAAACCTATAAATTGGAAGAGGCCAGATGTCGCAAAGATCCTCAGGCGCGCGCGGGCTGATTGTCATTGAGGGGCCGGACTGCACCGGCAAGACCACGCTCTGCGGCGAGCTGCAGCGGCTTTGCCCAGACGCCCTCTACATCCACGCGACCTACCCATACGAAAACACCTCAGACGTGCGCGTGTACCACCTCAACCTATTGAGGCGGGCGATGCAGGAAAGTGAGCGCCGCCTGGTACTGCTTGACCGGCTGTGGCCGTCCGAGTTGGTATATGGCAAGGTGCATCGCGGCGGGGCGCAGCACCCCGGCTACGAGGTGCCGCTTGACCGGCTGGTGCGGAAGGTCGCGGGGATCTACGTCTTCGCGCTGCACGGCGCGCGGGAGGGCTACCTGGCCTTTGCCGCCAGGTGCCGGCATGAGGGTCGGCAGGAGTTTTACCCGACGCAGGCAGGCGCAGTCTACGACGGCTACGTAGCCCTGGAGCGCCAGCTGCGGGAGGCCGGTAGAGATGACGTGTTCCGCTACCTGTTTGCCGGCCAGCCAGGAGGATACACGGTGCACATGGCAGCTGCCTTCCTGAGGTGCCTTGCTGAAAACCGCGAGGCGCAGCTGCCGCAGGCGCTTATCTACAGCTTTCAGAACCTTGCGGGGCACGTCGGCGCCGCGCGCCTACTGGTCGTCGGCGACAGGCCAAACGTGCCTGCCGGCGTGGAGCGCTGGCCGTTCGCGGGGTTTGGCGGCTGTACTGCCTACATGACACAGGCGCTTGCCGGGGCGGGGATCGCCGACCACCGCGTGGCGTGGGTCAACGCTCACGAGCCTGGGTGGGCGCTGGCGGCAGACTGCTTTACCGCGCGCCGACTTCCGATCGCCTTCATGGGCCAGCAGGCCTGGGCGGTCGCAGCTAAAAAATACGGCTATATCGGCACGCAACCTTCGGCGATATTTTCAAGCGTCCGCAAGAAGGGCGTGTCGTCAGACGGCGCCTGCGTCTATGAGACCGCCCGCGGCAGCATCTATCGCCTGGCGCACCCGCAGTTTTACCGCCGTTTCTGGCACAGGGAACAGTTTCTCGCGCAGCGACTAACAACCATCAAGGAGAAAATGTAATGACGAAGGACACGCCTGCCGCAGACATCTACAGATACGCGTCGATCACCTCCCCGCGGGGGATCCAGTGTCATCCTGCTGACGCCCTTACGTATCCGAGTCACTGCCGGACAAGCGTCACAGAGCGGTGGCGGGACCTGGTGCAGGGCACCCTGGATGAGGGCGCGAGGGCGACGTCACGCGGGTTTGCCTGCCTTGAGCGCCTCGGGGAAAAGATTATCATTGACATGCAGGCGCCGGTCGTGCTGTCCCGGGAGCGGAAGCTTGGCTACCATTTCATGTGCGCCGAGGCGGCGTGGCTTCTGGACGGCGATAACAAGGTAGCGACGATCGCGCCCTTCTCCAGACGGATCGCCTCATTCTCCGACGACGGGGTTACCTTCTTTGGCGCCTACGGGCCGCGCCTCCTGCCGCAGCTTGCCTACGTGCTGAAGACGTTTGCCGAGGACGCGGGGTCCCGCCAGGCGGTGGCGACCATCTGGCGCGAGAACCCGCCGAAAACTAAGGATTGCCCATGCTCGCTCAGCGCCCAGTGGCTGATCCGCGAGGGCAGGTTGCACTGTATGCTGAATATGCGCTCAAGCGACATCTGGCTGGGGGTGCCATACGACATCTTCAACTTCTCGATGCTCTCACGGTATCTCTTGAAAAAGCTTCCGCCTGGGCTGGCCCTCGGGGACCTGCACCTCTACGCCGGCAGCTCGCACCTCTACGAGAAGGACGCCGCGCAGGCCGCGGAGGCAGCGAGGTCCAACGAGGTCATCGAGGCCCCGATAAACCTTGCGGCGCTGGACGCGGCGCCGCCGGACAAGCTGGCCAGTGCCCTGTGGGCCATGGCGCGCCAGGAAGGCGGCAAGGATGTTTGAGCTGCATGAGCTAAATGAAAATTCTGCCTCGGAGGTCCTCTGGGACGGGGTGCCTTTCCTGCAGGAACTGCTTGCCGCCACGCGGCCGCTTGTCGTCGCCTTTGACTACGAGACCACCGGCTTGCGGCCGTTTCGGCAGGGGCACCAGATCATCTCGTGCGGCGTCAGCGCCATGCTGGGCAAGAAGCTGCGCACTGTGGCCTTCCCGCTGGAAGGTGAGGCGGTAAAAGCCCTGTGGCGGCAGGTCCTGCAGGACGTGACGATCCGTAAGGTCGCGCACAACCTGAAATTTGAACATACCTGGGGCATGCGGTGCCTCGGCGTAAAAACGGTTGGCTGGGTCTGGGATACGATGGTCGTCGCGCGGATCCTCGACAACGGGTGCACGTCGGTCGGTCTGGAGAGGCAGGCGCAGTTGCAACTCGGCGTCGCGCCATATAAGGACGACACCGCCAAAAAGTTGCGCGCCGACGCCGGCGAGGTTGAAAAACACGGCGCCAACGCGCTAAACCAGCTGACGTTCTCCAGCCTTGACGCCCAGGTGCTGACCCGCAACGGCCTGGATGTACTCTACACGTACCGCCTGTACAGGCTGCAGCGCATGGACTTCCAGTTCACGGAGGCCAACAACTTTTTTAACAGGGGACTGCTTGCGCTGGCCGACATCGAGGACGTCGGCGTGCATGTCGACATCCCGTACTTCAGGCAGACTCTGGCGACCCTGGCGCAGGAAAAGCTGGCTCTTGAGCGCCAGGTCTGGCGGATGCCACTGATAAGGAAGTGGCGACTGAAGTTTGGAAAGAAGATAAACATCGCCTCGGTGCGGCAGCAGGCCTACATCTTCTTTGACCTCTTGAAGTTTAAGGCGCGGGAAAAGACGCCGACAGGCCTGCCCAAGGTCGACGACAAGGTACTGGCAGAGCTCGACCACCCGCTGGCGGCCTGCATCCTCAAGATCAGGCGGCTGTCGAAAGTCCAGAGCACCTACATCGAGCCGTACCTGCGCGAGGCGGTTGGCGGAGTCATCCACCCATGCTACAACCTGCACATGGTCTCGTCATACCGAAGCAGCTGTAGCAACCCGAACTTTCAGAATGTGCCGGTGCATGACCCGATCAACGGCCCGATGATCAGACGCGGCATCCTGCCATGCAAGCCTGAGCACCAGCTTGGCGAAGTAGACTATTCAGGGCTGGAGGTAAGAATCGCTGCATGCTACCACAAGGACCCAACGATGATTACTTACATCAACGACCCAACAAAGGACATGCACCGAGACATGGCCTGCCGCTGCTTCTTTCTCAAGACGGCGCAGGTAACGAAGCCGATTAGGTTTATCAGCAAGAACAGTTTTGTCTTCCCAGAGTTTTACGGCGCCTATTGGAAATCCATCGCGCCGGCGATGTGGGAGGCGGCAGGGGCACAGGCTTTGACAGATAAAACCACGCTGCAACAGCATCTGCAGGCGCACGGGATTGTCGGGTTAGGCACCCTTAAGATGGATGAGAAGGGATATTTTCACCCAGCAACTGACGACTGCTTTTACGCGCACATCCAACGGATAGAGATATGGTTCTGGACAAAAAAGTTCCCAGTTTATGCAGCGTGGCGCAAGAGCTGGTATGACAGCTACCTGACACATGGCTCCTTCAAGACGTTGACGGGGTTTCGCTGCCACGGTGAGATGCGCCGCACCGAGGTAATAAATTTACCGATCCAAGGGTCAGCATTCCATTGTCTTTTATGGAGTCTAATTCAGATTCAGCAGTGGCTTGCCGTAAATGAGATGGAGACACGGCTTATCGGTGAAATCCACGATTCGCTTCTTTTTTCATTCCATCCAGACGAGGTCCAAATGGTATTGAAAAAGGCACAGAAGGTGATGTGTGAGGATGTAAGACGACATTGGCCATGGATAATCGTGCCGCTGGCAGTTGAGGCCGAAATAGCCCCGCCAGGAAAAAGCTGGGCGGAAATGGAACCAATAAAAATATAATTGTTGAAGAAAACGTAGTGGTCCGATATAATACTATAGAAAGGAAATGACAATGAGCGAATTGAACTGGCAGAACGACGTGACGATAGACGTGGACGCGCTTGACATCCAATGGGCAAAACAGGCATCTCTATTCGGCGAATACTGCATGGAGCAGGCCAAGGCCCGCGCCAGCCTCGACACCATCAAGGAGCGCCTGGACGTGAAGGTGGCCGGGCTGGGATTGAAAATCCGATCCAACCCCGCAACGTTCGGCTTGGACAAGGTGACGGAGGCCAGCGTGCAGGCGGTGATCCTGCTGGACCCCGAGTGTGCCAAGCTGCGGGAGGAGATAGCGGTGGCCCAGTACGAGCTTGAGGTGATGGGAGCCGCCGTCCGCGCCATCGACCAGAAGAAGAGTGCGTTGGAGAACCTGGTCCGGTTGCAGGGCCAAAATTATTTTGCAGGTCCAAGTGTCCCTCGTGAGATCGGAAAGGAGTGGATAAAAGAGGTCGAGCGCAACGGGGCGCGGGACAAGGTGAAGGTGGCGATGGGGACAGAACCGAGCCGGAAGATCAAACGATAAGGAGGATGCCATGCGATGCCCAGATTGTAATAAGTTTGTCAGCTATGACGAGCCGCAGTGTGAGGTCGGGAGCGTAGAACTCGACGGTGATACCGTGCGGGCGAATGTCACGGTGCAACTGAACTGCCAGGAATGCAGCCAGACCCTCAAGGATGCCGAGATCGAGGCGGAGACCCAGATTGAGCATGTCTGCAAGCCGGAAGCGGAGCGGGAGAAGGACCAGAAACCCGATCCTGACTACAAGGAAGGCGACGACCAGTTTGAGGTTGAGAACGACGGCGATGCCGAGGGGAGTAGCCGACTCGAGGACAAAGACCGGAATGGCAAGCAGATCAAACATTATCGGTACATGAAAACCTTTTACGGGTTTACGCTCGACACGGAAATCAGGTGCCGGAAGTGCGGCGAGTGCTTCCCAGTCACGCTCGAGGGCGAGGAACAGGCCAGCGGATTTAACGAATGTTGCTAATGTAGCAGAACAGATCGGCCCGAGACGCGACGGGCGGGACGTGCTCCGAGTCCAGCGAGTAACATCGGGGTGGGTGCTTTATTCAAAAGTAAATGGAGTAACTGATAACCAACGCTGAAGGCGATTATCAAACTACAGCCTGTGAAGCCGGGGAAAGCGCTAAGGAACAAAGCCGACGCCCCATCTGTTCTGTGATTTGAAAGGAATCCATGAAACAAGTTATCGCAACTGAGCGGGTGCCGGTGAAGTTGTGGCTGGACGACATCGAGGACGGGGCGATGGCACAATCCCTTGACCTCGCCAAATTGCCGTTCGCATTTCATCACGTTGCCATCATGCCCGACGCCCACCTCGGCTATGGGATGCCCATTGGCGGCGTATTGGCGACGCAGGGCGCAGTTATTCCCAACGCTGTTGGCGTGGACATCGGTTGTGGCATGTGCGCCGTGCGGACTTCGCTGACGCAATACGACACAGAATCTTTGAAGCGGGCCATGGGTCTGATTCGTGAGCGGGTGCCTGTCGGGTTTGGTCACCATAAAGATAAGCAGACGTGGGGCGGATTTTATGCCGCCCCTGAGGTTGAGATCATCCAAAGAGAGTTGCAGTCCGCCCAATATCAACTCGGGACGCTTGGTGGTGGCAACCACTTTATCGAGATTCAACTGGCGGACGACGGTCGAGTGTGGTTGATGCTTCACAGCGGAAGTAGGAATTTTGGGTTGAAGATCGCGAACGACTATCACACCAAGGCCAAAAGCATATGCGAGAAGTGGAACTCCGACATTCCCAATCCGGACCTTTCCTTTCTTCCGATCGAAACACCAGCCGCGACAGAATATCTCGACGCTATGAACTTTGCCTTGAAATTCGCGGAGGAATCTCGGTTACGGATGATGGGCGCAATTATGCGTTCCATGTCCGAAGTATTCGTCGGGATCACATTCGAGACGCCGAACGATGTTCACCACAATTACGCAAGGATGGAAAACCACTTCGGTCACAACGTTCTCGTCCACCGGAAAGGGGCAACATCTGCCCGACTGGGAGAGATAGGAATAATCCCCGGCTCGCAGGGAACGTCGTCCTATATCGTTCGCGGTCTTGGTAATCCTGAGTCGTTTGCGTCATGCTCCCACGGGGCTGGCCGCAGGATGGGAAGAAAGCAGGCGTGCCGAGAGTTGTCACTGGAAGGTGAAATCAAGCGATTGAACGATGCCGGAATTATCCACAGCATCCGAGCCGAGAAGGACCTGGACGAGGCGGCAGGGGCGTACAAGGACATTGACGTGGTGATGGCCAACCAGTCCGATCTGGTTGAGGTCGTAACGAAACTACGGCCGCTGGCTGTGATTAAAGCGTAAAGAAAAGGAGGGACAAAATGATAATGGACGCCTCGCCACTCCAACTCACCGTCGGCACGATAGGGTTG